TTTCAAAAAACGTCGACTAGCTCGTACCCCGTTAGGGGTACGAGCTAGTACACCATTTAATATTATACACATGCTTATGTGTCTAATATTAACCCATAATTTTTATAATCATCTGATTAGTAGCAGGATATGAATTATCAGTTGTCCACACTAATTGCTTTGTTGACTTATCCAAACTGCATTCCAAATAATCGGTATAATTAACACCATTAATTTTGATATCGACATATAATCTAGTGGGCGTTAGTGGAAATACCGACCTATTAGCATCACTAATAGGTACACTTTTTAATAATATAGTATTATTATATTGGTCTTTAGAAAAAGCCTCTGCATTATCTTTTGATAACATCATATATGGTGATGAAATTTTTAATACACCCGAAGGCGCTGAAACCTGTAATTGGTTATTAGTTTTCCAGCCCTCAAAAGAAGTTTTTGCTAAATTAGTTGTGACAGTTGGAATATAACTTGCGCCACATAGTAAACTAGATATAACGTTTATAATATAATTAGTGGCTTCCTCTGAAAAATGCAAATTATCAGTGTTGTAAAACGCACCGGTCAAATAGTAATACGGCAAAGCAAAAATGCAAGGCACATAGTTATCGTTAGCCATATTCTTAGTTTTAGTAAACAAATCTTGGTAAGTATCATATGCACAACTAGCAAATATAAAACAAACTTGTGCGTTAGGAAAACTATTTCTAGCGTTCTTAACAGTACTAACAACTTTATCTTTAAGCTGAGTCCATGAAAAACTACTATCATTAGCACCACCAACAATATATACATACTTTATCATTTCTTTTTGACTAGCACTCATTTCATTTTTAGCTTGTTCAATTAAATCGTTAAAGGATGCACCAGCCCATGCTCCTAAAAAACCTGCGCCACCTTTACTGTATTCATACCAATTTTTAGCATTTAACATATAACGAACACCATTAGGTAATTTATGATTATAATTTACACTATAAGAGTCACCTATCCATAAAATGTTATCTTTAGTATCATTTTTTCTATCTATAATTTCACTGTTTAAACGATTTTCAAGTTGAGCTGTTTGTTGTCTGTATGCTTCAACTTGTGCGTTATAATTGCCAGTATTAACCCAATAAGTCTTATTACTTATATCAATATTTGCTGGTACAGGGACTTTACTTGTAAAACTATTACCTGCATATGTTACTATTGATAATGCTTCATACTGTAAAGCCTTATTCCATTCACCCATAACTTTAGGTACATATCTAGCACCAACGTATTGCCTGTTAATTAATCCATTCATATTATTTACCTCTCTTTCTTAATAGCTCAATACTAAATGGCCATAGTCATAATTTCCAACACCGATATTATTACCAATATCTAGCCCAGTAGTATTAAAAGTAATACTTTCCCAATTTTTAGGAATTGTATAAATGATATAACCCTCGTCACTAATTGTCACGAAAATCATTGTAGCCAAATATTGAGCTATAATGCTCTCTGCGTAGCTTGTATCAAAATTATTAATCCAATTTTGTACAATCTGTAGTTCCTTTTTAAGCTTGTCTATTTCATCATTCTGTAATTTGTCAGTTTCAATCAAATTATTAATATAAGTTACCATTTGGCACAGAATTTCATAATAGCTTAAGCTGTCATCGTATACAAGTGGTAAAACCTTGAAGCACCAAAACCTAAAAAAATCACTGTCATATTGGTTCATATTATGCACCCCTTCCTAGTAAATTGTAAAGAATAAATCTTTAAGCTCGTCAATAATCATCATATCAATATTTAAAAACGTTTCCCTAAACTTTAGCAACATTTCTGATTGGTTGCCTTCATAGCCTAAAACTTTGTCCACATAGCTGTCGCTTCTGTTTCCTGTACCTGTCTCACTATCGCTAGTTGTTCCGTTGAACGTACTACCGGTACCATCCGCACCCACATTGTGTGTAGCGTTTGTTAAATAGTCATTAGTATCAAGGCCAGCAACACCACCCTGTGGTGTATCACTGTAATAGCTCCAAGTATTAGTAGTTCCGTCAGTTCTCGAGCTGCTACTGTTAGTTCCATTCCTGTTAGTAGTTTTTGACTCGCTTCCACTACCCTCATGTGATACACTCCTGTTCACACTAACTAACGGTTGAATCTTTAGCAATTCGCTCTGATATAGTTGATTGTAATACGGCATTATATTTTTCATCCTGTCACTAAGAAACAACTTCCATCTACCTACAGTCTCACAACAAATCTCTCTAGTGTAGTAATGCCTTAAAATCTTTTTACAAAGCCCAGCGCGGTAATGCTCATCAAAAATAGGAAAGTCGCTAAAAATCTTGTTCCAAGACTTATCGAGTATATCTTCAATGTTATTAAATCCTGTCGACTCTGTAAGCTTTGCGGTTGTTTCACAGATAAATCTAATTTGTGATGTGTATTTACTCATCATCACCCTCCTTCCTGTCATCATTCTGATTGAATACATCGCGGAAATGACAACTTATCCGAGTACCGAACATTTCGTTAATCTGCTCACAGGCTTGTTGTCTTGCAAATTCTCTTGAATATCTGTTAGCCATTACACCACCCTGTAGTCTCTGCACTTCGTCCTTAATCATTCTTTCTTTTTTCTGAAGACTTATGTTTGATATACCTAAGTAAGTAAGAGCTTCATTCCACAGATTAACCTTTAACTCATAAAGCTTATCTGCGACATAAGGCGCACCAGTTGTGAACACACCAAACGAGCCGCCGTCACCATCCAAGAAATCATTACTAGCAAAAATAACAGGTTGATTACCATCATACTGCATATAGGCATTTTGTAGGGATAATTGTTGTTGTTCAGTGCCTTTAATCAAAATCGGAGTTCTTTGAGCTTTGCAGTTAATATCAATAGAAGCGTCAAGTTCGGCTAGTCTCTTAGCGTATATTTCCATTTTATCTTTACAGCACCAATGAGTCATATTATCCCAAATGATAACACTGTCACTTCTTCCGCACACTCTTTGATAGCCATTAGAAGCATAAGCTCGTCTATCTAACGGTATATTGTAAACGTCAAGCTGTCCGCCAAGTACACATCTCAAGCATAGATTTCCCATGACTTCATCGTTAAAATACAACATAGCTTTATTCTCATACAGTCCAACTTCAATAAATCGTGCATCTACAGTGCTAGGAAGCCCAACCCATTCAAACGAGCTAATTGCTATTTCTGTAAATAAATCTAAGTATTGGTCAAAAGTGTAAAGCTGATAACAAACGCTGTCACTAAATGAAGTACGCGCTTGTGCTCGTCTTGCTTTTCTTGCGTTACTCAATTTTTATCCACCACCTTTCTAAACTGAATTGTCAAGCCAATAATTACCAACTTCATCAGGGTGTTTCCAAAAGGTAATTCCACTATTAAAATAACTTTCAATGAGAGCTATGTCATCACTGGGTGCGCCACCCACTATAGTACAGTCAACCGTCTTGGTGTAATTCCAATGTGGTCTACTTGAAACATTAGGCACTTTAGTTGTATGACAGGCATACCCAAACACGTCAAAATACTTGTCTATTGCTTTAGCATACTCGGCAGTAATTGATTTTCGTTGAGCTTCAAAACACACTTGTCCTTTACCAAAAAGTGCGTTATTAGTAGCATAATTGCCCTTTACGTCGTTAGCAGAAATACTAGCCGTGTAAGCACTTGTTAATATATTTTGGACACTGCCGAGTGCTGAATTGCTTGACTTACCAGTAATCATACCTGTAGCAGTTTGAACGGCAGACGGAATAGCGTTAATTGTAAGCGGTACAGTGTTTTGAGCAACCCATGCGTTAAATGCGTCCACATTCCATGAACATAAAGGGAAGCTGTCAAGTGTGATTGTTTCTGTCATATCCATTCTGCCTGTGCCACGGGTTTTTGTGGACTTGTATCGGTCAAGTCTTAGCACTTCTTGAACAGGCATAGTCATGTTACCAACTATGTTATAATAGGGTGTAAGGTTTTCTGAAAATTCATAGCGCTGAATTAATGTCTGGCCGCAATTATTCCTTACTTCATTGAAATTGAATGGATAAGTGTATAGTTTCTTGTTTCTTGGCCTGTATCCGTTTATTGTATCACTAGTACTAATTGGTACACCAGTAACATTTATTGGGTTAGTATTTCCAGTAAATGTAATATTAACCCCATTGTCTGTAACATTAACAGGAAGTATATCTGTAGGACAAGTGTATAGTGCTAAGATATTGTCGGGAGTAGTTAAGTACTGTTTTAAAAATTTAGTGAGATTATTACTGCCTGTTTCCGTATTAGCAAAGGCTTTTATTTGATAGCCACTATAAACACCGTCGTATAGATACCCTCCCGATGTGGCAAGTAGTACCATGGTGCAAGTACTTAAAGAGCCTAACCCAATTAATTGAGCGTCATCGTTGTAAACATATTCGCCACATTCAACATTCTCTGGAAGGATATGTTCACCAATTTTATCACTAACTGAATGTTCTCTTTCAACAAAGCATTCTTTTCTTTCAATGTCAAACCAGTACGTTTGTATAACATCAATTTGAAAGCTTATCTCGGCAGTAACATTGTTAATATACTCAATCCCAGTCACAAATGCATAAAACCAGCGAGTACTGAAAGCCGAGTTTTGAAACATCATGTAATTACAATCATATAACGAGTCGGCTGTAGCCTGCAAACGGCATTTACCCTTATTAACTCTGTTGTAAGATACTTTAGCAAAATGCTTTTTGGCCTTACTAATAAAATAATCCGCCTGTGTTTTCCTATCTGAAAAATAAATTGAGTGTTTCTGCTGGGTGGAGAGAGGTACTCCACTCAGCATGTACACCTCACTATCGGGTACTATGTACATAATTCATCATCCTTTATTTAATACGACTGTATCACCTACAGCACTATCGCCAGTGATGTCTGTAGTTCCGTCTTTATTTAATACGACTGTATCACCTACAGCACTATCGCCAGTGATGTCTGTAGTTCCGTCTTTATTTAATACGACTGTATCACCTACAGCACTATCGCCAGTGATGTCTGTAGTTCCGTTGTAGGTTGTGCCATCTAAATCAGCTACAAGCGTGATTTTTGATTCAGATTTTGTTGACGGAATTACAATAGCACCATATTTCTGTACGGCAATACCCTCTGTTGCAAGAGCTTTCGTCTGAACAAAATTAACCGAATTAGGTGCAAGCGTGGCTGTGTCATCCTGTACGTTCAGTGTAAAGATTGTACCAACATCAGAAATATCTTTTCCTGTGATTTTAACAGTGATTGATGCAGGCAGGGAAATTGTCGCATCACTGTCAACAAAAACGATTGCATTAGCAAAAGGCGAGTAAGAAATAGTTTTCCAACAATGTAGCCAATAATTCCAATATAATCCACTGCCTACACGTGTTTCGTCAAATTCAAATAAGTTATCATAAATTTGAAACCATTCTTCATCAACCAAAACTCCCTTAACGTTTTGCATAAGTGTAAGCTCCTCTGCTGTCACTTCTTCAAGACCTGTGGACTCTTCTCTAATGGCTTCAAATCTTTCATTATCAAATGTCGCAAAATCATCAATTAAATGAAGTTTTCCTATGAATGTTGCTTTATCCATATTAAAAGCACTAGCAAGTACTTTAACATCAAATTTAGCGTTAAAATCAGCGTCCATAAAAATACACTGTTTATCAATAGGTGTGTTGTTCTGTACATGACTCTCATTAAATCTACCTGTCATATCAATAGGGAGTAAATTTGATTTTCCTCTAAAAGCTACGGCCACACTATCCATGTCAGTAGTATCAATCTGCTGTGTATATACTTTACCGTGAGAAATTGCTTTAATGAGCAGATACTTAAAAAGTAAGTATTCGTCGTATTCAGCTGACTGATAAACTTGGTCAATAATTGATGTAATAAGATTAGTTACACCGTCAGCAGATGTAAAGGCACGTCTTAATGCCTGTTTCTCAATAGTAATTGGATACATTACTCGCCAATTAGTCGTGTGAAAGACTGACTGAACATTAGGAAGAGTACGTTTAAACTCCCTACTAGCACCCTTCTCGGCATCATATTTTACAGCCTTGATAATACCAACAAAAATATCCTCTACACTTTCGCCGAATTCGAGATAGCCCTTCTTAAGGTGCTTATAAGGATTGTTAAAAGTTGCACTCTGCATACGCACCAATGCAATTCTATTAATTAAAGCGTTGATAAATTCGTTGGCATGTATCGGATTTCCAAAAAGGATTTCACCAACCTTTGGTATGTCCTGTTCCTTCTCTATTTTTGGTACATCTTTTTGATAAGCATATGATGCATTATTTCTAATAACATTTATAATGTCAATTGAGCGTGCATCAAGTTTCGTTTTAGCAATTATTCTAGCCATTATTCGTCCTCCTCTTCAAATAAATCCTCGAAAGAGATGTACTCTTTCTCTTCTTCCTCGTGTTCTGTCGGTGTGTCTGGTTCATCTTCCTTTTTTTCAACAAAACGTGAAATATATTTGTCTCGCCACATTTTGTCATTTTCCTCGAATTTATGTTTCCAGTCGTCAGCATCGGACGAGTCGATTGAGTCGGATATATCCTCAATAATCTCAATTGTTTCATCATCCTTTCTATCACCGACATATTTTCTTACTTTTTCAATAAGTTCGTCTTTTGATAATTTAGCCATTACCATTCTCCTTTCTTAAAATCGTCTGTGTAACATCATATAAATGGGCATATGCTTTCTTGTTGATGGTGTAGGTGGTGTGGGTGGTGTGGGTGGTTTGGGTGGTGTGGGTGTGCCGCTTAAATATTCAAACCAATTCTTTCCGTTTTGTATTCTTTCGTCAAGTGCTACAACTCCAGCTCGCTCACGTTCAAAACAGTAAGCCTTGACGGCTTCTTCAACGTCCGTTAGTCGAGAAAATTCTAAACCACTATAAGGATAACTTTTAGTCGGTATCCACTGGCCGCCATATCCTTCAAGTACTTCGGCATTAATAAGCTGACATTGTAAGTTGCCATCTTTCCAGTCCTTACCTTGAGCACTTGCGTAGTCAGTGAGGTTTGCTGATGGCGTCCACTGAATAAGACCCCATCCACTAGATACACTTTCTCTTTCTTTCAAGGCAGGGTTTAAGGTGCTTTCTCTCTGGATATTTCCGAGCATACCACATATACTTTCAAGTGTGTATTTTCCAGTAAAATAAGTGTTAAACTCTACAGCGTTATTTTTCATCTGCGCTTGTGTCAGATACTTCCTAGTACCTTCAATAACTATCCATGACATTAAATCACCTCACTAAGAAGTGCTTTCCATGTATTGTTACCACACTCACCATCATTTAAAAGGTTATGGTCTTTCTGAAAATTAATACATGCAGATACGCACCCTTTACCGTATTGAGTATCAATTGGGCCTGTATAATATCCTAACTTTGACATTAGTATTTCAAATACAGTAACATCGTTATTTTTAGTACCTTTTTTCAATAAAGACATATTTGCTAATTTCTCCTTTTTAAAATCAACAATTCTTTTAACAAGCACTAAGTCGTTTCTGTGAGAAATATTAGTAATTGAAACACCCTTACCCTTGTTTGTTTTTGTGTTTTTACTGTTTCCTATCGACTCAATCATTTGTGTGCCATTAATAGCAAATGCTATGTGGGTAATTCTCTTGGTTGATTTGCCAAAATAAAGTAAGTCAGCACTTTGAATATTTGTTACTTTTTTGCCTAATGATGAGTAGCCTTGCGCTGTAGTTCTTGGTACTTTCATGCCGCACTTATTCAGCACAGAAAATACAAAACCACTACAATCATATCCGCCCTCGGCTTCGGACTCTCCACCCCAAACATAAGGCTTTCCGAGATATGTTCTCGCTGTTGTTACAATATCACTACTTGTCATTTACATTAACCTCACTGTCAAGCTTATCGCAAAGTTTTTGAAGTACAACTGTATTATTGTTGAGTGCTTCTGCAAAATTGCCTGTCTCTTCCTTATGTGCATCATTAATTTTGTTAATGTAATAACACATAATTAAACACATTCCAATGGGAAAGCCAAGCGTGGAAATTAATGTTGATAAGTCGTTAAGCATAATGATGACCTCCTTTCTTTTTTCTTATTATAACATATTATCAACAAATTATCAACATTAATTTGACAAATTGTGGATAATTTGTTATAATTAAAGAAAGGAAGTGGATAAATGAAAGAAATAAAATACTATGATGGTACTAAGCTATTAAGCATGAAAGATATTAACGGAAATGTACCTGAAATTTATATATCGACATCAAATAGAAGTGCTGGAAAAACTACATATTTTAATAGATATTTAGTTAATCGCTTTTTAAAATATAATGAGAAATTTTGTCTACTGTACAGATTTCAAGACGAGTTGAAGGACTCTGCCGACAAATTCTTTAAGGATATACACAACCTTTTTTTCTCATCTTATACAATGAAAGCTGTACAAATTGGTAATAGTAAAATGTATGAGCTGTTTCTGTGTAGTGCCTATGATGAAGAGGATGAAGGGAAATCCTGTGGTTATGCTGTAGCACTAAATTGTGCGGATAAAGTAAAAAAATATTCTCATTATCTAAGTGATGTATCAAGAATACTTCTTGATGAATTTCAGTCCGAAACTAATCATTATTGTGCTGATGAAGTTAGTAAATTTATAAGTATTCATACTTCAATAGCTAGAGGTAATAATAGCCAAGTTAAATATGTTCCTGTAATAATGATTTCAAACGCTGTGACGCTATTAAATCCTTATTACACAGCATTAGATATTACTGACAGACTGACATCTGACGTGAAGTTTTTACGTGGTGATGGTTTTGTTCTCGAACAAGGATATAACGAAAGTGCTTCTAAGTTACAAGAAAGTTCACTATTCAATAGAGCTTTTAACAAATCTAATTATGTAGCCTATGCGTCACAGAATGTCTATCTCAATGATAATAATGCTTTCATTCAAAAAATGAAAGGTCAGAGTAGGTATTTATGCACGCTTAAATATAAGAGTGAAGAGTACGCGGTTAAAATTTTTGAGGAAGCAAGCATTTTATATTGCGACAAGAAGGTTGACCCTGATTTTAAACAAAAAATTTCGGTCACTACAGATGACCATAATATTAATTTTGTTATGCTTAAAAATAATGCTTGGTTAATTGACTATATGAGATACTTCTTTGATAGAGGTTGCTTTAGGTTCTATTCACTTGATTGTAAGGAATGTATACTTAAAGCTTTAGCTTATTATTAACGGTATCTGCGTTAGTTATTTTTGTAACATTGGTGTGAAAGGCTCTTTGAAATATAAGACACACCTCTGTAGTTGGGTGTATGCCTACCCATGCATTAAGAATTAGCGTTATAGATATATTAAAGAGACAGATATAATTCTGTCTCTTTTGTTATGTTTCACGTTGCCATGCATTTCTACATTTTATCTCATTTTATATGTCGTCTCCTGTAACACTATCCCTCCTCTTATTCTCACTGGCCTGAGTTTTCCATAGACCTCCAATCCCTGTTTAAAATCAGCAAGTGTTCTCTTTGTTTTTAAAAATTCCTGTTGTATTGGTGGGTATTTCTCAAGTTCTTCATCTGTCACCCCCTCCATTGATTTAAGAAATAAATTCTTACACCTATCTGGCATACCTGCACATTTTACGTTATAGTATGGCTCATTAATTGGTTCTTCATCCTCATGCGTAACATGCTCAATATATGTTTTCTGACGAACAAAAATAGCTTCATTCCAAAAGCTCTCTAATTTCCAACAACAAAAATTAGATGGGTGTATTTTTATTCCATTAATATTTTTCTTTGTAGTGCAACAATGTATGCTATCCGTGTCAGCGTATACAAAATACTTATAGTTTTGCTGTGCGGCTCGAATAGTAAAATTTCTGGCGTAACTTGTTATAGCTGAACCTATTGGAATATACATAACTTTCTTTTCGTGTTCTTCAAATGTCGTAAAACCTAGTGAGCCATCATCCTTCTCTCTTGCCACTTTAAAAGAGGATATATCCGAACTGCTAAGTTTTCCATATAAATTATTTAAAAATAACTTTGCTAATGTTCGCCTTGCCCCCTTACTAGTTTGTTTAATTTTCTTATACTTGTTAATATAATTATCAAAAATCCCTGTTATAGTTCTAAAATAACATCCATCCAATAACTCAAAATCTACAAGATTGTAATGCTCCTGTAGCAGTTCAAAATCAGTTTGAGTAAGTACCATTTCAACAATGGCTTTTTTAATATTTCCGTCAAAATCTTTGTACCATGTACATACATTCCCTGTATCTTTATCAACTATATCTGATGTTTCAAGCATTTCTGTGGCCTTATAGAAAAAACTCCCTTTAATCTGTATAAATGGGAGTTTATTTTCTTTCAAATAAAAACGTGTACGGATGCGAACAAAATAATAATATTGGTCTGTAAGACATTTTGTGGGTATTTTACCTTTGAAAAAAACTGGCTGACCATAGGGATAATAATTTCCACTTTCAGAGTGCATCATAGAGGGATAGAGACTATTGACGTCTGCTGTTATACCTTCAGTGTAAATTCTGTTTTCACATCCTTTCTTTAGGTAACACCAACCACCCCTATATGAATGTCTTATATACTCGTCAGCGTTTGAGTATTTATATTCAAGTGGGTTTAATTTAAACTGTGTTAAATCGGGAAAAAATGCCTGATAGTCTTGTTTATCAACTGTAGCTTTAAATTCAGAGAGACAGCATGACCCAATAGTAAGTTTTAAGTGCCCCTCGGATTGCATAATTTCTAATGCTTCTTTAACTACTAGAACATCATTAGCAATATAACGTTTTTCGTTATCTGTAATCGGACAACCTGCGTATCTATGCCCTTTATACTCCATATTTAATTTACGGTGCTTTGTTTGAAAGCTTTTCCCAATTTGCTCAACTGAAAATGGCAAGAGTTTCAAACTATCTCTAATCTCAATAAATGCGTAAGGCGTCTTGATAAGTATACTGTACCACTGACCCATGTCTGAAATCGAATATACAAACGATTTTGGTGTTAAATCTTTTTCTTTCAAAAAGTGCACATCACTATCATTATTCGGATTTACATATATCTTTTGTTCATATTTCAAATCTGTTAGCAAGAACGATAGCCAAAACGAACCATCAAACTTTAAGTTATGATAATATATGCAAATATTCTGCTTTAAGTTATACAGATAATTATATGTCTCTCTAATAGAGTGGTAAATTTTAACATCCTCTGTGCCTAGCTCAACAACGGCCGATGCCCACACCTCGGTGAATGTCTGTCCTTCATATACAGTGGTTTCAAAATCACCTACCATATATTTCATTTGCTTTCTCATATTTCTTCCCACGTTTCATCACTGTCTATTGCTTTATCGATTTCTGACTGTTCTGCATCACTTGGTAAATTGCCACTTATTAACGTGTATAAATGTTGTACGGCCGTTCTTGATACAGCAGTACTCGGATGATATCTAATTATAACTTCACAAGTTGATAAAAAATCCTCACTTGCCTGTGCTATGGAATACATAACAGAGTCTGCGCCATACTTTTCAATTTCTGAATTTAAAAGATTATTTAACAAGTCTGCTGACTGGGATTGCTGTACACCTACATTTGCTATCATGGACTGTACTTTATCCCACACTAGTTTTGAAGCGTCAAACCTCTGTTGCCATTCTTTGTCAGACTTAATTCGATTATAGTCCTCTTGGTCTTTTTTTCTTCTCCTAGTTTCCCATCCCTTCCTTGATGCTTCTTCTCTTATTTCTTTTTTTCTCTGTTCAACTGTTATTGGTTGCCCTGTTACTGCACTGATGGCATAAGCCTTGTTATAAAGCTGTGCAGGTCTAATCTTTGACAGCCTTCTTATTGAACCACTCGTAATAGTTTTTGGCTTTGGTGGTATAAGGTTGGGTTCAAACACATAACCTCTTTTTTCAGCGTTTCTAATAAATCGTTTAATTCGGTTTCGCTCCTTATTATATTCCTTTAAGAGCTGTGACTTCTTAGTTATCTTACCCATACACTTTATCCCTCCTATGTTTATAAGTAAAGGGGGGTAAAACCCCCCTTATTAATAAATACTCTAAATAATTAAAGTATCATTAATTGGTAAAATTTTCTACCACTATTGGATGTATTCTCGCATACCTCTATAATGGCATGTCCATCATCTGAAATGATATCTTCAAGCATTCCTAACGTTTCATTAATAGTCTTAGAAATGCTTGTAAAAACTGCTCCGCCTTTATCAACAAGCACGGATACTTTTACAGGATTTCCGTCCTTGTCAGTATCAGCATATTCGCCGACATTGACAACATCAATCTGTAATCCCTTCTCAATTTTCTGTGATGACGCCTTTGCATTAAATAATTCTTTCTTTGATAACATGATAATAGTCTCCTTTTTTTTACTGCGCTGTGTCTACTGTTTGTGTTTCGGCTACTTTGCGTGTTGTTACTTCCTCGGCTTCTTCAATATACTTACTAAGTGACATGGCATATGTTTTTGTGGCTAGTTCCTTGTGCGTGATTGCTGTGATTTTAAAGGTATCTGTTTCATACATTTTACGAATGTAATTAAACAGTTTCGCTTCATCTTTTGGTGCTTCGCTCTCATAGATTGGAAAAGTCATAGTCATAGGCTCGCACATAACTGTATCCATACCTAATACTGTGATGTTTAGTGTGCTGATTGTTCTTGTTACGCTTGGTTTTCTCATTTTTGTTTTCCTCCTTGTTTTTTGTAATGAGTTTGCTTTGTATCTTATTGTAACTTGTTGTAACATGCACCATTGGTGCAAAGACTAGTGGGTGGGATTGCACCACCCGTCAGCTTGGTTACTGCTAGTTAATATTTATTAATAAATATGTTCTATTAGTATTTTTTTCACGTGCTATAGTTACATCGTGCACTAATTCATTCATTAACTCGCGTGGTATATTCTCGGATAAACCCTCGTATACATTGGCCTGTATATCATTATCAAAAACCTTAATTATCTCGTTATTTAATACTAAATATAAATTATAAAGTACCATCTTGTTAATCATCACCCCCCACCCTTTTTTCTGCTGTCCTTGTTAAATTGTAACTTCCTTACAAGTATTATCTTACCACATTTAACAGAAAATTTCAAGAACTTTTTTCAAAAAAACTAATAAATTTCAATGTAAAGTATACCTTCTGTCATTTGGTATGCTTTAACACGTCTATTGATTTGCTGTATCAATTCACTAGTTTTCAAGTGCTTTCCATCTCTATATGCTTTTACTTCATAGCATGGTAATACACTCATTAATTGTAATACATCAATTACCTTTGGTACATTGTCATTAATATATTGAGAAATCATAATAATTGTAATCATAACAAATGTCGCCATAACTATTCCTTCATATATGTTCATTTATTAACCCTCCGTCACAATAAAAATTCGTTTCTTATAATATCCATAAATAACCAATGCCTACTCTCACTTATGATATTCAAAAAGGCATTACCACCAATAACGCTATTTAAATCTTTATGTTTCATTTAACTTATCCTTCCATTCTTTTACTTCTTCTATTATGATTTCTGCTAAAGCGTTGGCTGTGAGTTTGGACTCAAGCAATCCGAAGGGCGCTTTAAATATGTGCTTATATCCATCAGCGTTTATATAAAAGATTGTTGACGATATTGATGGTTCAATATACGTTTCAACTCTGCAATTATTAAACTCTGGCGTTATTTCTATTAGTGTTTTAACTACTTCTAAATATTGAGCGTGCATAATTTCATGTTCACCTCCCCTCCTCCTTTACTACTCCTATACCTATAATAATTTTTCTGGTCAATTATTTCTACATTATCATTTAGCATGTTGGGTTTGAATATTTCCTTAACTCTCATATTGATAATTTCTCCTTTCTCTCAAAAACTTTTCCTACCCTACCGACCGCTTGTTTTTATCTTTCTTTGTTTCTGTTATTATTATATCAAATTCACAGAAAAATTGGTGTATAATCTTTTAATATTTTGTGAACAAATTATGAACATTGTGATTTCATTCTTACTAATTAATCCTTATAACTAGTACAAGCTCGTACACCCTAACGGGGGACTAGCTCGTACACCTAACGGGTGTACTAGCTCGTACCCCTAACGGGTGTACTAGCTCGTACCCCTAA